ATACTATCCTTGGGTGTTAACTAGAGATAGTGTTAATAACACACAGATTTATATTCCAGCAACAGCTGAAGTAACTAGAAATTTAGCTTTAACGGATAATATTGCATTCCCTTGGTTCGCAGCAGCTGGTTATACTAGAGGTATTGTTAACTCAGTAAAAGCTCGTAAAAAGTTAACACAAGAAGATAGAGACACGCTATACGCAGGTAGAATTAACCCAATTGCAACATTTGCTGACGTAGGTACAGTTATATGGGGTAACAAGACACTCCAAACTAGACAATCAGCACTTGATAGAATAAACGTTAGAAGATTGTTACTACAAGCTCGTAAATTGATTTCAGCAGTATCTGTTAGATTACTATTTGATCAAAATGACGAACAAGTAAGACAAGATTTCTTAAACGCGGTTAATCCAATCTTAGATTCAATAAGAAGAGATAGAGGTTTATTTGACTTTAGAGTTACTGTTTCAAGTGACACTGCAGACTTAGATAGAAACCAATTAACTGGTAAAATCTATATTAAACCAACAAGAGCTCTTGAATTTATCGATATAACATTCTACATAACTCCAACTGGAGCATCATTTGAAGATGTTTAATAGATAAAGATAAGTTATCACAAAATGGGGGTTTTACCCCCATTTTTATTTTATGATATATTTATTAATATGAACCATAAAGTAATTACTAGACAAATCATTAGTGAAATTATAGACGATAGTCGAACACCAATTATGAAGTACTATGCTTTTGATTGGGATGATAACTTAATGTTTATGCCAACAAAAATTTATTTAAAAGACAAAGAAGGTAAAAGTGTTGGGATGTCAACGGAAGATTTTGCTGAATATAGAACACAAATTGGAAAAGATGATTTTGAATATGAGGGACATACTATTGTAGATTTTGATAAAGATCCTTTTAGAGATTTTAGAGTTACAGGTGATAAAAAATTCTTAAAAGACTCAAAGACAGCTAAAATAGGTCCAGCGTGGTCTGATTTTGTGGAAGCAATAAATAAAGGGTCAATTTTCTCAATAATTACCGCTAGAGGTCACACACCATCTATTATTAAAAAAGCTGTTTATGATTTAATAAAGAAAAACGCACATGGTATTGACTCAAACAAACTAGCAAAAAATCTTTTAAAGTATCGTGAATTAGCAGATGAAGATAAGTTAACTAAAGATCAGTTAATTAAAACTTATTTAGATATGTGTAGATTTTATCCTGTTTCATTTGGGGAAGGCTCCGCGACAAATCCAGAGCAAGGTAAAATAGATGCTATGGAAGAATTTATTAGATATGTTAAATTAATGTCACACAATTTACAAAAGAAAGCCTTTATGAAAAACAAAATAAGTAATTATTTTACACCTTTTGTTGGATTTTCAGATGACGATGTAAGAAATGTTGAAAAGATGAAATCACATTTTGAAAAGAAAGATGATAATATATTACAAACTTATTTAACAGCAGGAGGTGAAAAGAAGTTATATGAAGATATTTATATAAATAATAACTAATATATTATATTGTTTAATTAAAAAAAAACTAAAGTAAATAGAAAATTTTTTCAAAAGACAATATTTATAAATAAAAATAAAAATTTAAAAAAAGATAACTATGGCTGATTTATTAATGAAAATGCCTATTCCTTACGAACCGAAACGGAATAATAGATGGATTTTAAGATTTCCATCTTCTTTGGGGATAAACGAATGGTATGTTGAAAGTACAAAAAGGCCTTCATTAAAAATTAATGAAACAAAAATTGAATTTTTAAATACTTCAACATATGTTGCGGGTAGATTTGATTGGGACGCATTACCAGTTACATTTAGAGATCCAATTGGACCTTCAGCAACTCAAGCTGTTATGGAGTGGATTAGAACTTGTGCTGAATCAGTTACAGGACGTATGGGTTATGCGGCAGGTTATAAGAAAAACGTTGACCTTGAAATGTTAGACCCAACTGGTGTTGTAATTGAAAAATGGATATTAGAAGGTGCTTATTTAACTGGTTATGATGGTGGGACCTTATCTTATAGTGATGATAAGGTTGCAACAATATCAACAAATATTAGAATGGATCGTTGCATTTTAGTTTACTAAAAAACATTTAACATTATATTTAAACCATATGCTATTAATAGTGTATGGTTTTTTTATATAAAATAAATTAATATATTAATAATATGAACAAAGACGAATTATCAACTTATGGTCAATCAGAATTTAATTTACCACACGATGTTGTACCATTACCATCAGGTGGTGTTTTTTACAAATCAAAAAAACAAAATATTAAAGTTGGTTATCTAACCGCTAGCGATGAAAATATTCTAGCGAATATTAATGGTAGGAAAACAATTAAAGAAACTATAATTATACCATTACTAAGAAGTAAAATATATGAACATGATTTAAGACCCGAAGAATTATTAGAGGGTGATGTCGAAGCTATACTTTTATTTTTAAGAAATACATCATTTGGACCAGAGTATATCTTAAATTTAACCGATCCAAAAACAGGAGATAGTTTTGAAGGTACGATATTGTTAGATGAATTAAATATTAAAAAACCAAAACAAGAACCAGACGAAGATGGTTTGTTTACCGTAACGTTACCAATGTCTAATACTACTGTTAAATTAAAAATGTTAAGTTTAATTGAAACCATGGACATTGATAATATTATAGAACATTACCCAACAGGGTATAATGTACCATTAGTTACTACAAGACTATCAAAAATGGTTGTTGAAGTTAATGGAGATACTGATAAAAGTAAAATAGTTACTTTTTGTAATAATATGCCAATTAGAGATTCTAAATTTATTAGAAGTTTTATGTCGGAAAATGAACCAAGATTAGATCTCAATAGAGAAGTTATAGCCCCGTCAGGAGAAAAAGTTGATGTAAAAATCAACTTTGGGGTGGAGTTTTTTCGGCCTTTCTTCTAAACATATCTCAAATATTCTAGAAGAATTTTTTTATTTATCAAAGCATAATAGTATTCAATATAGTGAATTTCTAAAAATACCAACATACGTTAGAAGATTTTTAATTGATAAATTAATTAAAGATATATCACCACCAGAAAAAACATAAATAACTATTTATTAAATAAAAATTTATGCTTCAAGAACAAGACGCAGGAAATATTAGTTCAGACGCTAGTAGTGATTATGACCCATTATCAAATTTAGGAAAATCTGAAACAAAGGGTGTGTCTATGAACCCTTTTCGAGCTTTAGGTGATTTAAACGTTGAAAACGCAAAACAATTAGGTGCAGCATTTACTAATGTAGCTGGTAATTATCAAACACTAATTGAAGCCTCACAATCTCTAGCAAATTCTATGGGTATTGGCCAAGCTAGAGCTGTTGAGTTAAAATTAACAGTCGCAGATACTGTTCCAGAATTAACAAAACTAGGGTTAAGTACTAAGGAAAGTTTTGATGCGATTAAAGAAGCTCCAGTTGCTTTAGGTACAAATACAACTATAGCTTCAGAAACAATTGTAGAGCTTGGAGCTACAACCAAATTTACAGGTTTAGAAGTTAAAGAACTAGCATCAACTTTTAAAAATGCTGGATTTGAATTAGGAAACGTTGCGGAAACTATGGCTGATGTTGCAAATTACGCAAAAAGTGTTGGTGTTAATGTTTTAGCGGTAACAGAATTAGTATCTAAAAATCTACAACAATTAAATTTATTTAATTTTGAAAATGGTGTTGATGGTTTAGCACAAATGGCATCAAAAGCCACTATGCTTGGTTATGATATGGGTAAAGTTTTATCAAAAGCTGATGAGTTACTAAGTCCAGAAAAAGCGATAGATTTTTCAGCTTCATTACAAAGACTAGGTGTTACATCAACTGAATTATTAGACCCATTATCCGCTATGGATTTGGCTATGAATAACCCAGAAAGATTGGCAACTGAAATGGAGAAAGTTGCAAAACAATTTGTTCAACTAAAAGAAGATGGTTCAGGTTTTGAAATTATGCCTGGAGCTAAACTACAATTAAGAGAGGTTGCACAACAAATGGGTATGACAGCTGAAGAGTTATCACAAATGGCTATTAGAAGTTCGGATCTTGATATGAAAATGCAACAAATTAGATTTCCATCTTTTGCAGCAAGTGAAGAAGACAAAATGTTAATTGCCAATATGGCACAAATGAAAGATGGTAGAGCTGTTGTACAAATAGAAGAAGGTGATGAAATAGAAGAAGTTGCAGTTGAAGATTTAACAGCGGAACAATTAAAAGAACTACAAAAAGAACAAGCAAACCAAAACAAAACAGCAGAAGAGTTGGCAGTCGATCAATTAAATGTTTTACAAAAAATTGCGGCTAATACATCTGGTGGGATACAAGCGGCACAATTAGGTATTGCTAGTATTGGGCCAATGAGGAGATATCTTGAAACTATAAACGAAACTAGATTAGCAATAACAAAAAATACTGTTGGTAATTTCGATTCTAGTGAAATTAGAGAAATGGGTCAAAGTATAACCCAACCACTAGAAGATGCTTTAAAAAACTTTGTAAAAGATCCTAGCATTGATAACTTAACAGGTATGTTACCAAAGTTTGAAGCTTCTATGTCTGGAATTGGTGACGCCGGTAAAAAGATAATTAAAGCAACAGGACAAAGTTTTTCAGATATGGGAAGAGAATGGACTGCTGGTATTAAAAAAATATATGGAGAAGAAAATGTTTCTGATGATTCTGGAACTAATTTTTTTGAAAATTATAGAAGTAAAGTTAACGAACAAGAAAAAGTAGAAAAATTAAATCAAGCCAGTAATACAACTAATACTAGTAATCTAAATTTAAATCAAAATATTGATTTAACGGTTAAATCAGATGGTAGCGTTGATAATGAAATGTTAAAACAAGCTTTTAATACTGCAGAATTAAAAACTAAACTATTAGAATTAATGTCTAATGACCCTAGTTTTATGGCAGAACTTAAAAAATTATTGGCTAACTATAACAATATGGATAATTAAAAATTCATCTAAAAATATATTTATAAAATAAAAAGATGTCAGATAGTTTTTTATCATTTAATAACTCTTCTAATTTTAGGAATCAACTAATAACTAGAAACCTACCACCATATAATGTACCTGGTACATTTTCTAGTACACAGTCACAACAAAATTATGAGACAAATCTATCAGTATCTAATGTTATTGACTCTTCAAATGATTTAATAGCAACTAATGAATTAGCAGACACACTATATCCATTAAATGAATATGGTCCAGAAGGTGGTTATGATGGGAAATATACAGTGCCTGGAGCACCATATCCAGTAGATTCAAACTCAGGACCATATAGTCTAGACCAAGCAAACGTTGATTTAGTTAATGAATTTTTTATTGACGCGGCATACGTTCAGAATATATATGGACCAGAAGGCGGTTATGAAGATTTAGTAATTATAACAGATGTTGTTGGACCAGATAAAATATATCAACCATATTGGGATCCATCATCTTTTGTACCATCATCATATACACCATATGACATATTATTTGAAAACGACCCAACAGGGTCTAATGGACCCTTATCACAAGATACATATCTAGCAAAGATTGGTGCGGAACAATTAAAATCTTTATTTGAAGATAGAATTGCCGCAGAACTTGTAAAGAATACTATTGGTAGAGTTAATTTAGATACACTACAAGACCCATTTACAGCTTCTTTAATCGCAACAGGTAAAGAACCATTGATTGAAAAAAATTGGACAATTAGTCAACCTGAAAACCCAATTGGTGCGGCAGCTTCATTTGCGACTAGACTTACAGGTACTTATTTTCCAGTTTCACCAATACCGGGTGATTATTTTAATGATACTAATATACAAGCACCACTTTTAGAAAAAGGTTTAAATGTTGCAAATAATTTAACAGGCGGGTTATTAGGACCAATACTAGATGTATATAGAGACCCTTCAGAAACATTTGTAGCAAATACTGGTAATGGACAAAGGTCTATTTTATTTTCAACACTAGATTATAACAAGTATAGACCATCATATAATAGAGGTATATTACAAAGTGTTACAACAGGTATAGGTAGATTACTTGATGGTGACAAACCAAATACTGCCGGTTATTATGTTGGTAGTAAGAATTCTGAACCATCACAAATTGATTCCCCAGCCAATGAATTACCAATTGGTCCTAATGGAAGACAAATAAATACAAAAGTATATGGACCACAAGAATTAGGTTTATTATATGAAGGTAACAATCAATTAGCAAACAATAGTGGTTTAGGTGGTAAATCTTTAACAGATGGTGGTGGTATTGCAGGACAATTTGTTTGGACATCACCAAAGTACAAAGACAACGCAGGATTTAAACAAGGACCTGGAGGAGTACCAACAACTTTAGATAATGAGTTTGCTGAAATATCTAGTGATTATTTAAAATATCAATCAACTGATGTTTCCTTCAAAGAAGGTTCAATATTAGACCAAACACAAAGATTGGTTGAATCTGGTGATAAAGTAGCTGGAGGTAAAAGATTAAAACACGTAGGAAATGCAATTAACCAAGTATCCAAAGTTTTTAATGATGGGTATAAAGAAATGACAAAAGGTTCTAAAGTTTTATCATATAAAAATGATTCTGATGGAACTGAAGCCGGTATTGAATATTGTAGAGTTTTCACAAAAGACACGCCATATTACACCTACGCTGATTTACAAAAATCAGATGGTATAACAACAGAGGGTAGAAAGTTTACATATTCTGTATTTGATAAAACATATAATTTAAATATTGCACCATTAAAAAATCCAGGATCAACAAATATAATTGATAACAAAGTTAAAAAATATATGTTGTCTTTAGAAAACTTAGCTTGGAGAACATCAGATAGACCTGGGTTTACATATGATGACTTACCAGTATGTGAAAGAGGACCAAATGGTGGTAGAATTATGTGGTTTCCACCATATAATATATCTTTTTCAGATGATAGTACGCCAAGTTGGAACCCAACAAAATTTTTAGGTAGACCAGAACCAATATATACTTACCAACATACAGAAAGAAAAGCGTCTTTAAGTTTCCACATTGTTGTAGACCACCCATCTGTTATCAACACAGTAGTACAAAAACAATTAAAAAACATACCACAAGAAAGAGTTGATTCAATGGTTGATTCATTTTATGCTGGATGTTTAAAATATGATTTATATGAATTAGGAATTAAATTTAACACAATCCCAACA